TGGGGTTCCGTAATATTCGTTATCCTCAAATGAGAATGAGTAATTATGCTTATTGCAGAAAGCAATAATCTTATCCAACAAACCAACATAGATTTGTTTGGTTTTCATGTCGAATAAATGAATACAACCATCCCAGTGTTTGCTTCTATATTGGGGCATAAATTTATATCCCTCAACAAAGAAGGAAAAATGATCCCTTAACTCATATTCAACATGAGGTTCACATTTTATTCTTAAGAAGACTTCATTAGCCTTTGATATAACAACATTAGATGTCGTATTAATCACATAAGTCCATATATCTATAGGTATTTATTTCTTTTTTGAAGAATGGTTTTTTATAAGATGCTCTGCTCTTCTATTTCTTTCCTCATCTGTAAGATTCATTTTCTTTCCTTTTTTAGATTCACTAATCTTTCTTTTAGTTTCCTCTGATAAAGTTGCTCCCTTTCTATTAGAAACTTTACCTTTCCGTATCTCACTTAATTTTTTTCTGGTTTCATCACTACACTTCCTTCCCTTCATTCTGGATTTTTCTTCTTCTGTATGTTTCCTACCTAAATTCCATTTACCAAGCTTATCACCACCAAAATGTCTAATTGGACTATCATCTACTTCAATCCAATTGTCACCTTGGCCAATATTAAAATATTCATCTAACTCACGGCAATTCCAGAGCGTCATATTCATACTCGTCGGGGTATTAATATTTATAAAAAGTGGTCTTACACAATCTCATCCCCCGACGCTATTGCCGCCACTTATTATCCTAAACCACTATTAAATCTCATAAATTCGATTGCATTTTTGATTTGGTACGTCCTATTAGTTATCTGTTTAAGAATACTTTCAAGATAAGTCAACATTGCATCATAATAATCTATCTTCAACGAAGAGTTGGAAAGTTTCTCATCCGCGTCCAAATATTTTTGAAGAGTATCTTTATCCCTAATCTTCTTAGGGAATGGCTTATCTACATATACTTCTGGGTCTGATTTACCACTAAAGTATTCATACCTATCATGTCTTATATTCTTTCTTTGTTGTTCCGCTTTCTTTCTTAATAAAAATAAATTATTATACATCTCAAAATACTTAGCATGGAGAGATGGTATATTTAAAGATTCAGTGTGTAGGTTGTCTAGATCTATCTTTGAGTCTTCTTCCCACATTTTCTGAATCTTTTCAAGATCAATTAACATAAGCGATTATCTTCCATATCATAAAGATTGTATATAGTATATTTGAAGCTTACCTCAGCTGTAAAATATTCATTAGTTGTATCTGTAGCATCAAAGTTAAGGGTGGTTAAACTGACTGGAAATAAATCCGCAAATACTACTTTAAAATTTGATAATAGATTATTGTTCAATACATGTAAAGTACCGTCAGAAAATATGTTATGACCACTTATACGTTGTATTGTTGATGATGCTTCTAACCTATCAAACTCACTAAGACTTTCGGCCGTACCTATTCCTCTAATCCAATTAAAAATTTCCATATAGTTTTTAAGGTCTTCATCTACAAGAAATCTTATATTTAGATTTTCAAATTCAATTTCATCTCCTGGTATTGGAAGCTGTCTAAGATAACTTGGAAGTACAGCATTACCCATATTCATGCTTGGGATATTAGCTTGATTGCAAAAGAATGCTACTTTTGGACTTCTTTGCAATACAAATTTAAACCCAACAGGAGTTAAAAAATTCCTATTCTCTATTTGATTATTAACTGTCATTATTCCTCTACTATTACCGAACCAGTCCAACCACCATTTTTCCCATCAGTATTAACTATAAGTGCTTCCACTTCTGATTTTGTATCGTACTGTTTTCTTTCAGAAAATAGATTAGACCATTGACGATTACCGGTATAGTAAACTGTCCCAACTGCAGATTTTAATATACTATCTCTTTTTAAATGAAAAGCCATTGATATATGTTTTTAGTTATTTAGCATAAGTCCCACCTTCTTCCCGGGCCCCACTTAAGAGACCTACTTATACTACTTTCCAATATTCCAGTGTCTGCTCTTGCTTCTTTCATAGACGGATATTCTTTACCAGTGTGTTTATCTCTTACTGCAACTATTCTTGACGCTATAGTTGCTTTTACTTGCTTCTCACTGATAGGTTTTCTACCTACCCAACACTGGTTTAAAGTAGGGCGCATAAGCCAACAATAATACTTCTCGTCGTTACCTTCACCCAATACTTGTGGATAAAAGTTATCCCAACCATATTCTTTTATGTTTTCATATAAGGGTATATGGTCGTGTTTACCTTGTTTAGAGCGACACTTATGGTTTTCTAGCCTGGCTTTTAAACCTTTTTTATCTGACGATACTCCGATATAAGTATCACCAGTTATCATATTGGTTAACATATACGTTACAGTTTTAGTCATAACCAGTCACAGTTTTATTATATATTATAACATATTTTTTCGCATAAAAAAAGGGAGGATAACCCCCCTTGACTGATGTGGTAAAGTATGGTATAATACCCAAACTTTACATTCCGTCACATCAAATTTTTGACTGCCACTCTTCTGTAGTAACGGTTAGTGTTAACACGGAGAGCACCCAGATGGGATTCAGTACCTTGTGCAAATGGGTTAGCAACAAGACCATAACGAGTCTTAAAGCCAATTTTGGGCTGGAAGGTGTTCTCACCAACAGCACGAACCATTTGAAGGGGAACGTAAGGACAGTAGAAGAGACCTGCATCATAAGGATTAGAACCCTTATAACCACAGACATAATACTGATTACCACTATCAGATGCTGCATTAGCAGATGTGAGGTTGGCAGAATAAGGATCAATGTATACACGATACTTACCTTGCAGAACACCAGCGAAGGTGTTACCTGTGTCATCAACATTCAGGTTTGCATTAAGTGCAGGGGTGTAATCAAGTACACCAGCCATGGTCAGTGCAGAAGCAACGTCTGCAGAGCACATGATAATGTTGCCCTTTCCGCGACGAGTTCTCTGTGCGATAGCATTAGCATCTCTTTCAATCTGGAAAAGAAGTCCTTTGAACTTCTCAACAGACCATCTACCATTGGAGTCAATGTCCAGGTCAAATGTACCTGCAGTAGATGTATTAGAAACAGCACCTTGCTCAGCAACCTTATAGATGGTTCTGATGACTTCTCTATTGATCTCAGCAAGGATCTCAGTAGAGAGGATGTTAGCAAGTTCTGCTTCAGCATTCAGACCGTGAATGGCTTTCAAGTCTTGAGCAAGCTCAAGTGAATACTCAGCCTTCAGGGCACGTGACTTAGCTGTAACAGTGACTTTCTCAATAGAGAATGCCATCTGGTTGAAGTGATCACCAGTACCACCGCCAAGTGCCTCAGCATCAGCTGTAGTCATGCCCTGACCAACGTCATAGGCAGTAGATGTTGCACTACCAACAGGGTTAAGAACTGAAGGGTTAGTACCAGTTTGGGCAGTTGTACCTAAACCAGCAAGAACATCACTCATGCCACCTGTGCCGTCCATGCCATCAGGCTGACCGGACCAAGCAGTATCTGCTTCATCATAGAAGGCTTCAGTGCCGTCTTGTGCTTTGTAGCGTGAACGCATTGCAAAGATAAGTCCAGTAGGACCACTCATTGGTTGAACGCCAGCCAGGTCATAAGCGACCAGATTAGGCATCGAACGTCTGATCAGTGAGATCAGAACTGGATCAAAATTATCTACACTAGATCCAGTAGAGTTTGTTGGGGTTGCCTCATTCAGCATACCACCCGTCTCAAAAGAGGATTGCTCTCTGAGGAATTTTTCTTGGTTTTCCAGCAGGACTGCGGTCACTGCCTTACGATGATTGTCTTTGATTGGATCAAGACCCTCATAGTTAAGGAGAGGTGCCCACTTTTCCTGCAGATGCTCGGATTGGAACATTTGCTTTACCTAAAAGTGTTTGTTTGTTTGATTGATATTAAAATCAGTTTTGCTTTAATGCCGAAAGCATTTTCAGATAGTGACTCATTGAATCTGAGTGTGACTCAGGAGCAACGTCTACACCTTCTGATAATGTCTCAGAATTAGCAGAGGGAGATGATGGTTTTGAAGAGAAATAAGATTCCTTCAATGTCTCCAGTTTCTCACGATATACGGTTTCACTTTCAAACTCTACACTTTCAGCAAGTGAAGCAAGCTTTTCTTTCTGAGTAGCAGCAAGGCCCTCAGAAACGTTATCAAGAATACCATCAGCAACAGACTCGGCAAGTCTGCTATTTAAGCTCATGTTCTTCTCAATCTGCTCATTGAGTTTCGTCTCCATATCATCTAATTTTTGTACCATGTTCTCTAGTACATCATATTTTTCTTCAGGGATTGATACATAATGTTCTTCAAAAAGACCCTTCATTCCTTCAAGGAATGATTCAGTCATCTCGGTCTTAAGACCGGATTCAACTGCAAGTGTGTTTTCTTCAAACCACTCGTCAGCAACATACTCAAGATAAGAATCTACACGACCATGCAGTTCTTCTTTAATTGTTTCTACTTCTTCAGCAAGTTTGCCTTGATACTGACCTTCAAGAGCTTCTTTAATTTCAGAAACCTTTGACTTAAGGGCAGCTTCAAAGATGATCTTTGCTTTATTTCTAAACTCTTCGGAGAGTTCTTCACCACCAAGAAGTGCATTAACATCTTCTTCGATGTCAACTTCATCAGTAACTTCAGCAGTTTCAGCAACTACTTCTGTTGTTTCTTCTTCAGATGTAGTTTCATCTTCAGAAACGATTTCCTGTTGATCTTCCACTTCTACCTCGTCTCCTTGATTAAGAGTTTTCATTGGATCAGCTTTACCAGCATTTTTGTTAACAACATCCTTAACTTGCTTAAGTGTTGCACCGGGAGTCTTCAGCTTTGCTGAATCATCATCGGTCTTATAGTTCTCAGGAGTAGGACCCCCAAGATCTTCCCAAGTAGCGCCAGAACCTTTTTCCATAGGCATACCAGCCTTGGCATTAGCATTAGCAGCAGTCTTGGATTGCTTAGTGCCTACTTCCATTTCTTGTAATTGTTTGCCACGAGACATTTGAACTCTCCGATTTTTCCTGATTAAATCTATATTTATTTATATTTTAAAGATTTGTAAGAAAGTCGTTGAATAGATTCAACTTATTCTCATCAAGCTTCTTTTTATCAACTAATGTATTAATTTGTTTATATGTTCTTTCAGCATACTTCTCACGAAGAATACCGCCATCCCATACCCAATCTTTACCTTCCATAATACCTTCAACAAAGGCATCTGGTGCGGATGGATCAGCAACAATGTCAGCAGCAGTTGCTAACATGAAATCTTCACCAACAACATTGACACCTTCTCTAGTCATAGTAAGGGAACCAATGCCTCTTGAAGAAACACCTAACTTAACTCCTTCACTAATAAGGGATTCAGCAATCTTACCCATTGGAGTACCAAGGATTTTGGCTTTACCAATAAAGTTACTACCACTCTCTTTTAGAGAAACAATCTTATGGGAAACCCTATCAAGATTTACTGTTGGACCGTCAGGGTGTCCAAGTTCTCCAACTGCTCTACCTGATACAACAGAGTTTTCATTGTATCTCATAACTTCTTTACGAAGTGTCTCCATTGGGTACATCCGACCATTGCGGTTTTTGATGTTACCTTGAAGGAAAACTCCTTCAATGAAAAGCGATTTCTTACCGTTTTTGTTTTCAACGATAAATTCTACGTTTTCAATCTCTTCCGTGATGAGTTTCATTAAGCGTCTCCAGAAACTTGAACTTGTTGGACAAAAGCATTACCACTACCACTGGTATTTTTAACAGCAACTTTAAAAGAACCTCTAAGTTCTGCATATAGTTGAGAATCAAAAGCAGTAACAATCCCTGCTGAGTTATTAGTAACTACAATTCTTGTGCTGTAATATCCACCTACATTAGATGTAGTATTAATAGATGCTATAAGTTTATGACTAAAATCATGATAACTTTGTCCAGTCACAGTCAAACTAACTGCATCCCCGACACCAAATGGACATCCAGTTCCTTCTGGAAAATCAATAGTTGTTGTTGCACCAGTAGTAATACCAACCACTCTTTGGGAAGTAGGATTTCCCAAACTAATTGTTTCTGGTACATTAGAAACTAAGTAATAATTTGCTGCTGTAGCTGTTGGGTTTGCACCAACTGCAACATGAGCATTCTGTCCGACAGAAACAACCCTTAAAGTACTTGCCTGCTGCGAAATTGCAGAAGATTGGGCAGATGTTCCACTAGTCGCAAATGTAACACAATTTCCTACTGGTTTATGAGCCATTATTTTCTAGAATTCATTTAATAGTTATTTATAACTTAATCTTTCTCTTCCTCAGATTCAGGTTC